TATCACGGGTGATTTTTGACTGGGAAACCTGAGTCTTCTTGGCAAAGTCTGAAAAACTCTTCATCAATATAATTTAGTGTATCGAATATATTTATATTACTTAAAATTTTATCTTTGGTAACTTCATACCTACGCGGAGATCATTCATATATTCTTGAACAAGCTTATCATTTTTTCGGATCATTTCAGGACACATAAATTTAAAAGTAGGATAGTCATTATTCTCTGCAGCTATTCTCATGTTAGTACCTGATACCTTTTGAGATGCATCAGGCTTCTTTTGTGCAGGTGCCTCTGGTGCATCATCCACTTTCTTCACACCATCACCCCTATCACCATCCAAACGCTTTCCAGATGATTCTATCTGTACCCTATTAAAAGCAAAATCCCATTTAGGATTTTCTTTTGCATTACCACTACTATCAAATTCTATTGGCCAACTCCACTTATTATATTTTGGTACAAAATTCTTAAACTGTTTTGCCTCTGCCTCACCGAACACAAGAACTACATTATCCCAGACCTCACCTTCAGGTTTTCTATTAGCAATATGTTTACAAACATATATCACACCCTTCTTAAAGTATGGGTCACTAACAAATTTATCTGCATAGTGAGGGAACCCCTTCTTCAACCATTTAAGTTTCAAGTCAGGAGTGAGAGGATACTTATTCTTATGTCCCTTGGTACTAGTATCATGGTTCTGAGAAATATAAATTAAAAACGGACAGTTAGCTTGATCAGCTTTCTTTTTCAATCCATCAAAGTTAGCTTCATGTCCTTTGGTAGGTGGTTGGAACCTACCAAACGTAGCATAGATGCATTTATAATCAACTAGCTCTTCCATTGTTTAGGTAGGGTAAAGTTCAAGAAGGCAAACTCAAGCCTATCAATAAGCTTAATCATATTACCATCAACGTGTAGTACATATCCCTCAGGTCTTGTGACCTTATATCCATTTGGTGTTAAAGCAAAGGTCTTAAACTTCTCAAGTTTATCCAGACTATCCATAACTATATTCTTAGCCTCTTGCATACTCTTATACAACTTCACCATAGATATAAACTCATTCTGATGTTGCTTCAAGTATTGTATACCCACAATATATGAATCTCTTCTAACCTCCTGAGCCTTTTCAGATGTCACCTGCTTTATCTCTTTACGCATTTGTTCCTGATAAAACCTTGCTATATCTTTAACAAGTCTATTTGGATTAACAATCCCACCCTGTTTAACCTCATCATTAAAATAACTCTTGATATAATTTGCTATATGAAACTTACCAGGTATACTAGTATCGAATCTATCAACCAATACATTAATAAACTTACCAGACTTAGCACATGCAATATCAATCTCTGATATCTTCTTCTCAAATTGTTCAAGAGTAGTTTTACTTACAGCTATATCCTGCAATGGAGTATCATTATCAATAACAAAGACACCCTTTTCCCATGCTGCAGCTTTAAATTTTTCAATAGCAACTCTACCACCAGCAGCAGTTATCTCACGAATAGTACCTCCCTTGTAAGGAGTATGGAATACAACTCCTATCTTGGAATTAAGAACCTTCTGACCCAACTCACTATTTTCTGGTATAGCATAGGTAATCGTATTTGGTTTAAAAATTAAAAGCTCTTCTCCTTTTATCGTCTCCTTCTTAACATCACCAGGAGTATACATAAGATCTCCTTGTATCACTCCCTCAATACCAGCATCCTTTAATAAATCAAATGCTATTAATAATTTATTCTGAACTTCAGCCTTCTTATACATCTCCTTTATCTGTTCAGGATAAAATGCAGCAAGAGGTTTACCCTTATTGAATACAGACTTAGTTCCTATAAAGAAATTCTCTTTAGCTAAAGGGTTCTGACCACATACAATAGAAGGAGCACCGTCCCACTTTGTCTGTAGAAATCCACCACTAGCTGATGCTTCACCTAACATCTTAAGTAGCTGTCTCATCCATGCAACAGCAGTATGACATCCATCTACACCACCACCTTCTGCTTTAGGTGCCAACATTACATCTTCAATATGTTCTAGGTGTGTTAATTTAGTTACGTTTGCCACTATCCACTCCCAATCTTAATAAAAGGTCCAGAGAATTCCATCTGTGAGGTAGCATATAAAAATATAGATGTCAGAGCTGCACTACGATCTGCTGCAGATGCCTGATTAAATGCCTTAATTAAATGAAGCCCAATATACTTAGACATCTTCCAACTAGTTGACTGTGCTTCTATCCAATCTTTATCAAGAGTATTGATTTTCGTTGTATCTTTACCAACCTTGACAGTCTTTTCAAAACTCTTGATACGTTTTTTATATGTGTTAGCTAATTTCCATATCTTATCTTCCACGTTACCTAGCTTAGCCTTATCCCTAACATCTGTGGCACCATTATAATCACCCCATATACTATGCAATCCATGGAACGCATATTGTAGAATCATATTAGTTACATTGCCACCACACTTTCCATGTTTTGCAGCCATACCTAATACCTCACCTTGATAGGCAGAACCTTTACCTGATGTATCACGGTACTGGATATTGATTTCTGCAGGTGCAGAAATACCTTTAACTCTACCGTCAGGTGAGCACTTAAGATATACATCTATAGAATCAAATGATTTAGCATACCAGTCATCTGCTGTTACAAATGGTCTCTTGTTGACAAAATTATATTTGGCATATGGAACCTGATCAGTCTCAACCTTCTTTAAGGACACACCAATTAACTTCTTCTCATCAAAAAGATGAATCAACTCATTATTAAACTCATGAAACATCTTATGCTTAGTGACTAATGGCCAAGACGCTTTACAATCACACATCCATATGTCTGAAGGGTTCCACTTATTAACATCTGAGAAAGGAGTTTTCTTTTCCTCTGAATCATCGTCATCATTCTTAGGTGGATCATAATGATTACCATTACAAATAGTATACACCGCCTCAATTTGTTTAACTAGATCAGTACCTCTAAACCACTGATAATGATTTGTTATACCATGCTTTTCCCATAACATATTGACCTGTCTAATTACAGAACGTCGGTGACATTTATCAGGTTTACGTTTCGTAATATGATCCTCCTCATCAGCAATAAGAAATTCCTCTATAGCTTGCCAAGACTGATCTGTAAATACATCCTTAGAAACTGAACTTATATGTTGAGGAGTTGGTCGAAAATCATCTGCTAATTTACTACTGTTAGCAAAAGCAATAGCACCATACCAACAAACAGCACCTTCAAAGAAAGCTGTATTTTTTGCACCAGCACCTGAACCACCTGTGCTACCCATATTATAATCACCAGCTTCCGATCCAGTCTTCTCTAAAGCATTCCACAATACATGATGCTTCTGACCATCTTTAACATATGCAATTGGTTTTTTACCCTTCCACTTATTCTTAAAAGATGCACCACCTTCCCCTAAGAAATTAACATCAAATTTCTCTGGATTTCTTACTGCTTCTTTGCAATCTTTAATAAATTCTTCAGTAGCTGTGAACTGATATTTACCCTGAGGTTTAGCAAACTCAAGTACAGCATTCTCTTCAGCAGCTTTCACGAGAATGTTTAATCTAATCTTACCCTCGTTCCATTTATTTTGTTTATCAATTTCACCATAATTTCCATAAGCCATTGCACCCATAGGATCGACCTCGTTACTATACTATATTTAGAATTGTTTCCAATACCTGGGTGGTAGTAAACCAGATTCTGTATCTGTTCTATGCTTAAGAGTTAGAACAATGTCACCAGCGAGAGAAATTCTCCTATGTTCTCTGTCTTCTGGAGTAGTATAATGTTCGAGATGACCAGGGAACATAACCAAATGTTCGGCTTTAGGTGTAATAGCATACCCATCACCATTGTTGTATCTATTCTCTGTGATAAGTTTGAATGCATCACCAAACCATTCGTTAGGGTTCTTCCTATGTAGTATCAAAGGATCCCCTGGAGTTTGCAGGTAATAAACAAAGCTGATGTGAGAACAACTATGATGATGACACGGAAAATGTTGTCCAGGATCGCAAATAGTGAACCAAGATTTGACAAAGTTAACCTCGAATGTAGATTTATCAATTGCGAAGTGGTCTAGGTATTCAACGACACACTTCTTCAAAGCTTTAAAAAATGGTTCTAACCTCATGTCCTGATGAACTAGAACCTTACCGTTTAATTCCCCTGTTATTCTACCTGTTGTGTTATCAAACTTAGCATCCTCAAACCCCTTGTATAATAAGGAGAGGAAACCTGGTACTTTCTTTTCGTATACTATTAAAGGGAATGCTTGATGAAACTTAGAGGTCTCCTGCTGCACGATTCTCTGAGTGGTTGATGTCAAATTTACCACCTGGATATCTACTCTCTAACTTCTTCACGTTTCTTTCAACTACCTCATCAAAAGATACGTCCAAAGCCATACAAGCTTGTGCCACATACCACATAACATCACCCAACTCAATAATAAGATGCTCTCTGTTAGCGTCGTCCCAAGGCTTACCCTGGAATACCATTTTCTTAATGATCTCAAGGAACTCGCCGCCTTCAGCGTTAATCCCAACGCCACTAGTAAGAAGACGTTCAATATTGGCACCCTTTCCGTCAAGCTCAACCAAACGGTCAGCAAGATAGACAAAATCTTTACTGGAATCGGATGTGACACCATCCACGAAATGAACGTATCTATCAAAATCTACTGTCATAACAATCTGAAATAACAAATGTATGTATCATACTTTAAGGCTCGCAAACTTCTTGGATAAATCTTCCTTAACAGTTTCAACCTCATCTTGACCTGAATCAGAGAGGTTCTCTTGAGCCGACTGTTCTACATCATACAGCCTCATCTTCGATCTGTCAATACCCACAACAAAACGTTTGTTAACAGTAGGATCATTGTACCTATTCTTCAACTGCTTAACCATGATCTGATTAAGTCCCTCTAATTCTTCTGTAGATATAAGAGCAAACATAAGATCAGCAGTGGCGGGTAGACCAAAGGACTCGCTGGTGTCGGTAAGATCAACATCGCTACTAGCAAACCCACTACGAGTTGTTTGCGTCGCACTGACGATTGGAAGATTAGCCTCAACCGCAAGACCACGCAACTCTTCTGCAATCGCTTTAATATACGAGTAGGAATTAACTGAGGCATTAGCTCTGTACCTTGATGATGCACATATATTTAAGTAATCTATGAATATTATATCAGGTCTGAATGATTTCTTCAATGCAAGTTCATTAAGAAGTGATCTAAAATGTCCTGAATGTGCTGACGCTGTAGGATACTCCTTAACAATCAACTTACCCTCTGTCTTCTTAGTCAATGCAGTGATCTTATTATCAAACATCATCTTAGGTAACTGATTGAGGTTCTGAATATCTACATTCAAAAGATTGCTGTCAATACGTTCCGCAATCTTCTCTTCAGCCATCTCCAACGTAATGTACAAAACATTTTTACCCTGGAGAAGACAGCTACTAGCAACATGACACATAAAAAGAGACTTGCCCACACCAGTACCTGCAAGAGCAATGTTGAGAGTCTTGTTAGGAATTCCACCCTTTGTGATACGGTTGAAGAATTCCAAATCGAAAGGTATCTTCTCCTCACGGTGATGGTAGAAGTCGTATCTATCCTCGTAGTCTTGTAGGTAATCATGTCCTATATGATTATCAAAGCTAACCGCTAAGGCATCAGAAAGAATATTCGGTATAGCACTTGGAGTTTTATCATCATCATTACCTTCTGCGATCTTGATACTCTCCATGAGGGCAAGGTAAATAGCACGTTCCTTACACCAGTTCTCAGTAGTATCTACAATCCAATCAGGATCAGATTTCTCATCATCAATATCTCTAATAATTTCAACAAGCTTATGATGCTGCTCATCAGATACACTATCCAATTGAGAAACTTCAATCTCCAGTGCTTCCTTAGTAGGTAAAGCATTGTACTCAGAGAAATATTTAGATATAACTTTGAAGAGACTCTTCTGAAGAAACTCTGCAAAGTACTCTGCCTTTATAAAGGGTAGTGCCTTACGCACATACACTTCATCAAGCAGCAAGTTCTTCAGTATTAGGCTCTCTACCTTGTTCATTCTCTTGTATCATAAATGTAAGGGTCATGGTAATCCTTCGGTCAGGGACTTTTGGAGAACTATGCTCCAAGAAGGATGGATGTATTATAACATCCCCTGGGTTAATGTAAATACCAGCAGCATTCTGCCACTCATCAAGTTGAGCATCTGGATAATTAGCAAATGGGTGAAATGCAGTAACTAATGACCTAGCTGGATGATGAAAAATATCTGATGTCTCATTGTCCTTCACTTTAATGTAATGAGTTGCTGTATAGTGGCTTGGTAACGTATCAGTTCTATCAATACTCTCTCCTACATCAAGAACTTTAAGTATCATACTAGTGACGACAGCAAGATGAGTATCATATAGTCCAATGTCTACAAGAAACTGCTCTAGTATATCACTATAATTGTTACTAAGTTCTGGAGCTATCTGACTTAAACCAAAAATATATGGTGCAGGTACTTTTAAATGATTTTCACTGAAATTCTGGTTAGCATACGTTACATATGGCTCGTTGTTATCAATGTGATACTTCCTAATAGGAATTGAAAATAGATCGTCTCTCATACTTTCTCTAACATGCAGTTAAATGAGCAAGATATCCTATCTTCCTCAGACCTATTGACATGGACACCATGACGTAGGTAAGAAGGGAACAACAATAACTCACCAGCACAAGGAGCAAAATCATATGCAGGGAATATCTCTGCACTCTCTATCAAATCATTAGAATAACCAGCTACATTAGGGTGATTGTAATAATTTGGATTTTCAAATTCTATCTTACCACACTCAGGTTGAGTTTTAATCCACAAAACTCCTGCAAGGTCACAATTGGGGTGGTTATGTCCATTATTAAGTGCACCTGGTGGGTTAATATTAATCCACATACCAGTCATCCTCAATCCATATCCATCTCTGAATCCACCAAGCTTAGATAGACCCCTCGAAAGGACATCTAATAGAGTAGATTCCTTCAAATGGTAGTCAGCTTTAGATTGCCACCCATTAACATTGGTTGCTTGGTTTCCTGTGGGATCTCTACCCCTCTCACCATAACAATATCCAATAATCTCATCATGAGCACCATCATATCCTTCAATTTTATGCTCAAAAACAAGTGAAGGAAACAATGCCTTCACATTAGAAGGATTATCATCAGTATTATAGTCCTCTATATTAATAGAAGGTGGTTTCATTCCTGCAAACATTAATTTTTCTCCGTACCGTATTTGTACTCTTGACCAGCAGCCCAGTCAATCTTCTCCATTATTTCTGGAGTGAAGTATCGTTCTGGTTCTTTAAGGATAGCTGATGGATACACAGAGGTATCCCCAACAACGATACGATTGCCCTTACGGGTAAAGACTCCATACTTCTCACCCAGTTCCAGTAGTCCGTAGTACTTGTCAAGACCTCGTGCGTCATAATATAATCTGGTTTCTACTTGTGAATTTTCTACTGTCAAACGCGACTTAGCTGCCTTTGCTTTGACAATGTTTCCGATGACATCTTTGCCATCTTTCTCTTTCTTCTTCGAGAGGTATATGATTGTAGAAGCAGCGTACTTAAGACCGCTACCCCCACCCATTTCTTTAGTGGGTACATAGGCTCCAACGACATCATAGGTGTGATTAGTGACAAGTAAGGGGACATTAGCTTTTCCTAATTTTAAGGTAAGAATACGGAAGATAGCTTTAACCACCTGTGCTCTAGTCATGTCACGGGTGTCTTTACCTTCTGCACTGTCTGCTAACTCCTTAGAGGTAGAAAGCATACCTAATGAGTCTAACACAAACATCATGGGTTTGCGTTTTTCTTTATCTTGACTTAAGTATTTGTCAAGGATTTGTATAGCTTGTGTCCTGAATTCCTGAACTGTAGTTACAGGAACTAAGATCATACGTGAACCATCTATGCCACGTTCATCTATCATGTCCTTAGTGATAGCAGCTTCACTTTCAAAGTAAACTACACCAGCATCAGGGTTCTCTTTTAGATAATTCTGGACAACACCCAAACAAAAGAAGGTCTTACCAGTACCAGATTCCCCTGCCAAGGCAGTAATCTTATTACTTGGAACACCTCCATGGATGCTACCACTACAAAGAGCATTAAAAATATAAGATCCTGTATCCACGAAGGAATCAATGTCACCGACACCACCTTCCGATAATAATCCTGCATATTCATTGTCAATTGTTTTGACTATATCAGCCAAGAATGATGAAGTCATCCGAATAAAAACTCAAGGTTTGCAACTCTCTCTGTTTCCCATCCTATCACGTTTGTGATGATTCGTAAAGGGTCAAGGAAAGATTTCTTAAATTGGGCATCACGATCTATCTGCCCTTCCAGTCCCAACTCCTTAGGAAAAGTGTTGAGAAATGAAATTACATTTTCATTTATTTTATTGGGTCGTCTAAGATAGAGATACTTTATTTTCTCTCCCTCTTGTACGAGTGGGTACTTGTATTCGAGCTTATTCTTTGAGACATGAAAATTATATAACAGAGTTCCACGAACATGTAAAGGGGTGCCCTTTGAATACACGGTTCCTGACGCTTTAAATTTGCGTAGTCCATTGACAGACCTAGGAAATGCAATGTCTTCAGGCGGTAACGAATTGAATTCATCCTTGAATGTATCTATAAAGGTTATAAGTTCCTCCTCACTACCATTCATCATCACTTTTAAAGCATCTCTAATCGCTGTACGACATGGTGCAGGAGTGCTAGACTTCACCGCTTCAATGCCCATCATTTTAAGCTTAGGATCCTTATAACGTACTCCTTCACTGTCCCAAACATTGAGAATATACCTCTTCTTTGCTGTCCAGATGCCACTTGAAGCAATGTTTTCACGCTTCATGACCATCTTATTAGCATAAGCATTTACGTACTCGGCCAACGTTTCATAAGAACTCTCAATATACTTTTCAAGTTCCATTTCACAGACCTTATTAAGGAATGTGACAACGCTCTCATCAGTTTTCTCTCGCCCCTTGTATACACTCTCAACCAGAGGCCCCAAATGCAAATAAATGCTATCAGTATCTGAAGCAATAACATAATCTTCTCCATCAGTCTTAAGTACCTTGTTCAGATACTCATTCATTTTATTCTCAATCCACCGTATTGATACCTGCCCACTAAGAGTAATTGCCTCAGCGTTAGCCAAGTTATAATATCTAAAGTATTGATTTCCAATGGCACCATAAGCCGAGTTGAGTTGGATCTTTCGAGCCATTTGGATGTTATTGAATTTACTAATATCTTTTTGTAGTTTGGCACTTGGCTCATTTTCATACATCCGCTTGGCAGCGAGCATTTTCTTCTTAGATATCGTGCGCTCATCATAAATCTTCTGCATCATTTCTGGTAGGAACCCATGTATATCCTTACGGTACTGAGCACCGTTAGCACACACTGCATAGTCACCACTGATCTCAATCTCCTGGTTTAAAATCCGTTCAACGCTCGCGCTGGAATGTCTAGTCTCCCTGAGGGTCTCTGGACTGATATTGTACTGCATAATGAGATGAGGATACAAGCTATTGAGGTCAAAACTAACAACCCAATCATAGCGTCCTGGTTTCGGTTCCTTAACATAAGCACCTGCGTATTTGTCTGATTTGTCTGATCGTTTAGAGGGTGGGACAACTAATCCTTTGTCCTTTAGAAAATTATATATGAGGGTATCCCACATCCTCACCTGAAAATAGACATCCCTGATATTAACCTTAGCATCATACGCTAGAGCAATAGCAAGTTCGATAAGTTTCATCTTATCCTCAAGTTTGGAAACGAGTTCCACGTCCTTGATGTTATAGTCAATGAACTTCTGCCAGTCTTTTGTATAGAACTCCTTAAAGTTCTCAAACTCAGAGTGATCTAACTTATTCTGTCCTAGTTCCACAAATGCTATGTGGTCTAGTCTATATGATTCTTGATTAGTATAGGTGAATTTCTTGTACAGGTCAAGATAATCTACAACATTGATGCCAAACATATTGTATATGATCTGCTGACGACCCTTTATCTCCAAGTCCTCACGATGAACGATGCCCCATGGAGACATCTGCTTCATCTCACGCTCACCGAACAGACGTTCCATACGTCCACAGATATATGGTACGTCGTAAAGCTCTACATTCCACCCCGTGAGAATATCTGGGAAATTAGTAGTCCAATAGTGAAGAAAACCACGGAGCAAATGTTCTTCGCTGTCACATAAGATATATTCAACGTCCTTGCGATCCGTCCTATAAGGTTTGGTACCCCATACCTTGATCTTACGGCTGATATAGTCTTGGACTGTAATGCTAAGAAGAGGTTGCGAGCATTCCTGCACGTTAGGAAACCCATTTTCACATGCCACTTCAATATCAAGAGATGTAACCTTAAGACTCTTAAGGTCATAGTCCACTTCACCAGGAAATTCTTTTGATATGAATTGGTAGAGATATCTGTCATACCCATGAACCTCAAAATTTTCTACATCACGATACTTTTCAGCAAATGCTCGAGCTTCTCTGATCGACTCAAACTGAATAGGTTTAGCATACCTACCGTCCAGTGTCTTGTGCTTCGTTTTCTTATCCGTAACGACAAAAAGGGTCGGAGAAAACTTAAACTTTCTCTGGATACGCTGTCCGTTCTCGTATCCCAGATAAAGCATGTTATCCCCAACCATCTGAACGTTGGTATAGAAACTCATTTAGTTACTAGTTCGTATTTTTTCCTGATAGCATCATCAGGTTCTACTATTGTAGCAAGAGTTTCGGAATAAATCAATACGTCTGTGTCAGTTGTGTAACTGGGCCAAGGCTCTAGTGTACCATCATCCTTGATAAGGTACGGATCCTGTAGGTGGCAGTTCGGTTCCTCCTCCATCTGTTCCACCTTCGAGATCAGGTGTATCCCCGACCTCAGAATCACTACCATCGTCTCCATCTTCATCCTCCAATAATTTTTCAGCATCAGCAAACAACTGTTCCATGTCAAGGTCATCAGCACCTGTGACACCAGCCATCATCTCTTCATGCTTTTTAAAGTTCTCATCGTAATTTTCCCCTTTAATTGCCTCAACATATTGTTGAGCAATAGAATCTAAGGGATCATATGCTGTTAACACATGATGTCCAGGTAGATAAAAGTCTCTATCCTTACTCAATGGTGCCCAAGGGAACCATGATAATTGAAAGCCTTTCTCTCTGTTGAATACAATACCACCATCCTCAGAGACAATCTCTAATCTAAATGGCTTGTGTAAACGAAACCCCATAGGATCCTTACTATCAGGATCCACAATCTCTTGGACTTCAGTTATTATCTCTTCACCAGACTTCAATAATAGAAGTTTCACACTCATTGTACATCTCCACCCATTGCTTGTACATTCTTGATGTATGTATCACGTAGACTTGGGACTGGTTCTAAGATTGTGACAACCATATTATGATTGATAGCAATCTTAACCTCTGGTGTAAGAGGACACCATGGAGAGTAATGTACTTTGACTTCTGGATCTTGTATTAGACCCTGAACACCATCAGTATTAGGTCTCTCATAGTCTACCTTATATGGGAAGTTAAAAATATATGCCTGGCGTTGGTTAGTAGTCTTATCCACAGCTTCCTGCAAATCTGCAATCACCTGATCGCCATTAAACATAATAATGACCTTCACCCTGTCAACATTTATTACTGAAGCCTCCTGTTTAGGAGTGACATTAATAGGTTCTTTCTTCTTTGCCATTTCAAATGCTCTTTGTAGATATTATAAAGGAGGAACTGACGTTTGTCAATCCCTCCCTTATGTATTAGATGTAATCCTTCCTTGCGTGATGATCAGGAACTATTTTTCCTAGTCGTACCACAAGTAATCCGTCGCTGAATTCAACTCCTCGTACCTCGGTATCATCTGAGATTGTCCAGATCCTATCGAAAGACCTGTTGGCCAATCCTTTATGTCTAAACGTTCCAGCATCCTCTGATTCTTCTTTCTTGCCTTGTACATGTAGTTTTCCAAACTCCGTATAGACGTGTACTTCATCTTTCTTAAACCCCGCAAGGGCGACTTCGAGTCGTGATTCGACATTACTTACTTCAACAATATTATATGGTGGATAGTTTGAAGATGTATCCACTCCATCCCAGAATTTGTTGAGGTATTCATCCATACCGATGCTGTTTCTATGAATCCTCTCCATCAATTCTGGAAGATTCGCAGCATGAAATCGTGCTAAGTTAGTCATAGTAGCTCCTTAAATAAGCGAGTTTGTGTTTTGTAGTCCCCGAAGGCAACTACTATTATTTACCACTTCTCTGCTACTATTTCAATAGTGTTCTCTACACTTTTCGATTCGGTTACTACCTCAAATCCTTTTTCCTGTACGGTTTCTACTACAATACATTTTGCATATGCTTGAGTGACCTTCTGTAAAAATCTCTCAATAGGAAATGGTTCTTCCCATGTATCAAGCTCTGCAATTAACTGAAAGGTACCGTCATTAACCTTTCTAAATCCCACATCATGAGTAACAGCAACCTCAACATGCTCATCAGCATGGCCATCTCCATGATCACCTTCAATGTGAAGCATCACATTCTCTTCCACAGAATATCCTAAGGTATTCAATGCTTTTATAAGAAAATCTTTATCAGTAATCTTGGTTTTGATTCTGCTGAAGTGTGACATTTTTCTGTTGTTGGTAATACTCAGGCTTTAAAGATCTGTTCTCGACCTTACCGAGTTGTTCTTCTATGTGCTTTGTTATATCTATACATGTACCATCTGATACACCCTGTACCTCCTCAGTGACGTTGCCATCCTGATCAATACGAAAGATAATCCTCTGCACTAGTCTTCCTTCTTCTTACCAATGTTGTACTTACTCTCTAAAGTCCAATCACCTTTCTCTTTATAAGCTAGAACTTTGATTTGACTTAAAGGTGCTACATCTACAATACTTTCTTTTTCTGAAATGGAAACTAATCCCCAATCAGAAAGTAATTGTACAATGCGGTTACGACGTTGTACATCATTAAGACTTAAGTTAGCCTTCTTACCATCAAGAGCGAAGAGCTCTTTGAAGTGAACGATGTAATAACGTCCCTGTTTATGTAGAATATGGCAGGACTGATATAGTTTCTTTTCTTTTCTAGAAGCTACACCTATCCTTGTTAATGTTTCTCTTACCTTAAGGAAGTCATCGGGCTCCTTTAAACCCACTTCCACCATGCTATCAGCGGTCCACTGAACCTCTTCTGAGATCGCCGTCATCTTTTTCCTCCCATGTCATATTTGTTATGTAGAATTTTAAGCTGATCTTTGGTGAGAAGAGTTAATGCGACCTTCGCTTTTTCGTTACTATAACCATAGTGTTTTTTGACCAGATCCAGATCTTTAATCTGTTCTTTCTTCAACCAAGGGGAAAACCTTTTACGTTTTCTCAATATATTTAGTAAAAAAGAATACTGCATATCACTATCAAGATGTGCAGCCATATTCATCTCATTAGAAAATAGAATGCTATCAACAGAACCAGACAAACATCTATTAACGATGTAAGGAGGATAAGAAGATATCGCTGAACTGTCCTCAGCAATAAGATTCTTCTTGGTGTAATTGATAGAGTTAAGCCAGTCTTTAAGTTCATAATTCACTTTGGAAGAATACCTCCCTCTTTCAAATCTTTGATCGGAAAGGTAACTAACTTCTCCCAAGGAGAAAGATTGTCAAAAAGTACAGCAGCTTTATCCTGCATAATTCTCTGCACAAATCCCACATAGCCTCTATAGATAGAGGTTTCATCTATAACTGTGACTGTTGTTCCTGGTAAAATCATTAGAATGTCCTGATAGGTCCAACAACACCAGTCTCACTGTTATTAATTCTGTAAATATGTGTTCTACCACCCTTAGACTGGCAATGGATCTCTCCACCCTGGATGACAGCACTTGCTATGTCACGGCCGAAGGTAGATAGACCACCTTTACGTGTATGATACAACTGTGCACTACCGCTTGGCAGTACACGAACCCCCAAACTTCCCATAATTTGTTAAAACCAATTCACGACGTTTTGTTTGATCCTTCATGTAGTCACCAGTGGATCGCATGGTGTAGGTATGATCAAAGTCATACTGGCACCACTCAAGAAATCGCATAACGATATCTGGGTGGTTATTATATGATATCATAACATTGCATAAGCAATCATCCATGACATCAGCAAATTTCTCATGATCGAAACCTTTATGCATGTCACCCTTATGTCCATAAAGTGCATCCTTAATATCATAAGGTGGATCAGCATAGATGAAAGTTAAGGTGTCATCTGAGGTGAGTCGATCATAGGATCCATGAGTAATGCGCCACCTACTGATAAGTTCGGTGTACCCAGGTAGTCTTTCGATGCCACGCATGGAGAAGTTACTGTCTGAGGCTGAGGCTGAGAACGATGAGCTTTCAGTAAGGCCACTGAAAGAACACTTATTAACAATATAGAAATATATCGCTCTGTCTTTGCTGGAAGTTTGATTGTCATTTAATTTTTCCTTAGCTTCTAAAAATAATTGTTTTGCTGCAGTTGGATTTGGATACGCTGTCTTAAATCTAATTAGTTCCTCATAAAGATACTGACCATTATCTCGAAGATTAATCCAAAAATTGACCAGTGGTTCATAAAGATCATTGACCCAGATAGGTACCTCTTCAGGTAGTCTCTTAGTCATCTCTAGTGCCATGCTACCACCCCCTAAGAAGGGTTCACGGTACTCCGTAATCTCTCTACTAGGCAACCACTGACATAGTTTAACGATTGCCCTAGACTTACCACCAGGATAGCGTAGAGGTGTCTTCAGTGATTTAGTAGAATTTTTCACCATTGTATATCTCACCTTGGGTTTCAACTTCAACACTATTTAAAATTCTAAGTATAGTTCCTGCCATTATACGATAGCCTGAACCAACATACAACTGACCTGCTAATACAGAGAGTGTAGCAGTGCCCCAGAAGATATAATACCATCTGGACTTGACTTGAGCACGTTTCTTTAGTACTCGGTCTTCTTTATTCATCATTTAAATTCACACTCCACCATAATCTCAGTCAATGCTGCTAATAAATTAATCTCTTGATCTGCTACGAAAGCAGATTGGTATTGATATTTAGCTATGATCAGAACCGCATGAGGTATACTCTGAGGCTTCAAACTATCATACAAACTATCATACACTGTCCTCAGTATAGCATTAGGATCATTGTCGAGATTACTATTGACCCACTTACGTGCTACACCAAACTCCTTACCCTTTAAGGCTCCGATAAGTTCTCCGAGGACAACATTGTTGAGGACTGCCAAGATCCCCGTATCGATTGATCCCGTGGAGCTATACCGCTGAAGTTCGTTGAGGGTTCTTCTGAAGTCTGGGAAATATTTCTGGACGACCTCAGCGACCACCGCATCATCATACCGTACATTTTCTCTGGTAAGTATGTCACGACATCTTCCAAAGAATGTAGCAGCGATTTGTTGTTTGTCTTTTCCACGAATATTAAAATCAATTACTGTTGTTCTGGAGTGGAGTGGTTCAATGATTTTGTTCTTGAAATTGCAGGTAAAAATGAATCTGCAGTTTCTGGAGAACTCCTCAATACTCGCTCTAAGAAGGAGTTGTACGTCGGGAGTGGTATTGTCGGCCTCGTCGATGATGATAACCTTGTGTCTCGACTGACTTGTGAGAGATACGGTAGACGCAAAGCTCTTGGCACTACTCCGAACTGTATCAAGAAACCTTCCCTCATCTGATCCATTAATGACATAGCAATCTGCTCCTAATTCTTTACATAGTGCTTTGGCAACAGTTGTCTTACCTGTACCAGCACTACCGCTGAGGAGAAGGTTTGGAACCTCTCCATTGTTAACAAAAGATTGGAATGTATTCTTAAGATCGGATGGGAGAATACAATCCTCAATGGTTTGTGGGCGGTACTTTTCCACCCACAGAAAATCATCCTTCATACTTACTATCTGGCTCCAGTGCGATAAGATACTCTAGGTCTCTATTCACATCTCTAAAGAGAGATGCATTCTGCTTACTAATTGTCACCTCATAGTCAGCAGGAAGTAATTTAAGGTTCTCTACCTTGAAATTAAAACAAAATTCTGTACCAGTTTCACCAACTTTAACAGCATAAGTATTTGAAGTGTCATTCTTCTTGTCACGTACAACAAGCTTTATAGTCTGACCATCACCAACAACTGCCAAGTCCTCTATCTGATATATAGCAGCAGCTTTAATAACATTAGAAATATCACTCCATGCTACAGTAAAAGAAACTTCCCTGCTAGGAATTTCTACACGGTTCTCTGGTGGAGTGACAATAGTAGAAGGATCGGCAAAGAAATACCTTGACGAATTTCTTCTATCTTTTATAATTAAAAAACTATCATTTGAAAAATCAAAATCAGGATCTTCAAATAAAGTAAGTCCAGATAAGAACTCACTCAAATCATAGATAGCAAAGTTCTTTGGAAACGTTTCCTCAACTATAGATCTAGCAAGTATATTCTTCTGGATAGAAAGTGTTGATAACTCTGTACCCTTCTTGAAGCATATTGACTGATTAATATTAGAATAGTTCTTCAGTATGTCAAGTGTGCTTTTAGAAAGTTTCATAAGGCTGAGTAATCTCCGCTGGTTTAGATGTGAAATGATGTAGTAAAACACAATAATGTATTGCCTTTAGTATATCATGTTGTGGACGACCTTTCTTGTCGTACCTGCTCAGATACTTAATAGCATTAGATCTACAGAATGCTTCTGCATCTCCAACTGATTCAATGAGATCAAGTGTCTGAATGTTTGATCCCTCATTAGTATAGTGAGAGGAGTATGTGCTACTGATATACTCAGAAGCTTTCTGAAGGATCTTATCCTCATCATACTTACATCTTACTATAGGATTTTCGATCCCTGCAGGTGCTTCAGGTTTAATAGTGACATCACCCACCTTAGGATCATATATGTTATAAACTCCGTCAACCCCAAACTGAGGATCGCTGACAGAGAAGGAGAGGTGATCCTCTCCTAGTCCACCCTTGACATGGGTGTCAACGTTTGTCTCTTCCATTTCTTTCAACACATCATACAATAACCACCATGCCATAATTATACCTCAAAGTCCACGTCTGCGTCAACCTTATCGTAAAGTTCTTGAAAAGCTTGCTTAGTCTCATCATCAAAACGAGAGATACAAGTGGTGATTGCCTTGGCACGATTACCAAATATTTGGAATGCCCTTACAATATGAACCAAACGACGTGTACTGATGACTTCATCTATACCACCATCAAAGAAGGTCTTACGGATGATGTCTGCCCAGTCAACAAGACGCTTATTAAACTCAGTCTCTTTAGAAACTAGGTCAAGGATCTTCTGCTCATTAGCAGGAGTAGGATACTGCTGCTCAAATGTTACTGGGAACCTTTCAAGGAAGGCTTCGTTGAGCACGTTAGTTCCAACAAATCTTCCATCATCTGAACCTTTACCTTTAGTATTTGCGGTTGCGAAGACGTTGAACCCTGCCGCTGGTCTGACATACTTTCCGATCTTTTTAAGGAAAACTCCTTTACCCTCAAGGATCGATTGGAGACAGAGGATCTTGTTACTGGCAAGGTCGATTTCGTCAAGGAGCAAGATAGCTCCTCGGTTGAGAGCTTCCACGACAGGTCCGTTGTGCCAGACGGTTGCGCCGTCAACAAGACGGAAGCCGCCAATGAGATCATCTTCATCTGTTTCGATAGTAATGTTTACTCGGATAAGTTCTCT